GAAGGACATACCGAGAGGATATTGGGCTATAGCGTCGTAAGAGGCGAGACTGCGATAATCGCGATGACATTGCGCCATGACAGCAGCTCCGTTCAGATACGCGGAACCTGGGGAAAACTGACTTTCAACGTCTCGTGTAGCGCTGTTTCCTAAACCGAGTTTTGTGCGAGCGTCAGCGGCATTCGTTGCCCCGGTCCCTCCCTGCCCAATGCTGAGAGCTGTTTTCAGCCCTGAAAGGCTGGTAATGTCGCTATTTTCCCCTTTCTTCGCCAGCGATTTTTGACCCGGTACGGTAACGGCAGTGCCATTGATAGTGATGGTGACATCAGACGTCCCGTTCATTACATCAGCGAACCCACTCATGTAGCGCTGGTACATCGTGAAGGTTTCAGCGATGTCCTGCGCCAGACCATCCACGCTCAGACTGTCACTCAGAAGAATGGCAAATCGGGTTCCGGCGGGAACAGTTGGGTTAGCTGCTGGCGTTACGGTGAGACTTGTTGCGCTGCCGATGGTGGTAATCTGAAATACCTGCACAGGGCTGGTCATTGCAATAACGGTACAGCCGTTACGAATAAGAGAACCAGCAGCAGTGAAGTTTGTGCCGGTACCTGTAAGGGTGTTTCCGCTGATGGCGATAGTGCCAGTGGTATAAATCATGTTATCTCCAGGCAATAAAAAACCCCGCCGGAGCGGGGTTTGTTCAAAACTGGATGGGTTAGTGGCAGGTGGTGCTGGTGAACGTGTTGGCGCACACCCATGACCAGTTAAAGGGATAACCGGCGCGGTACTGCGTCTGATTATTTTGCTTGCGGACTCCGTAGATCTGGACGCTGCTTTCCTGTCCGCCAACCAGGGCTGTTCCGGTGCATACAGGTTGCTGCTTCTCAATAACGCCAGCGCAACCGGAGAGCAATACCGCTACCGCCAGGCAAAGAATCATATTTTTCATAGTTGTTATATCCCAGGGCATTCATGAAGCTACACAATAACAATATGAATCAACGGGATATAATTGATTTGGTAGATCAATTATTCGAAATTGATCGTTCAAAACGATCAATCATAGTTGGCGCAGTTAATGGCCATAATCACGTTCCTCAGATTCGAATACGCGACGTTCTGAAGGTTGCCGCCGGGGGTTGTCTGCGGCCTGGCGAATATCCGCGTATTGCTTCCCTCAAGTTTTGCCATGCTCTTGTATATGGCCGAGTAGGGCTGCGGTTGACCGCCAGCCGATACAACCCCGGTAATTAGTCCCAGCATGGCAGGCATGCAGGCCCACCTCCCCGCCAGAGTTGTATTGATGTTGTATCCTGAGCTGGCATCCACCCCGGCGGTACCGAGGGTGACAACATCGCTCAGCGTGCGCGTTTCGTTTGTTAAAATCAGCGTCCCTGATGCATCCCACACAGCCAGCCCGTAGTCTGGCTTTGTCTGCGGGAAAATAGAGAAAAAATAAACGTACGCTGTGCCGGTTGCATTCGGTCTGAGAAAATCAATCGTGATGGTGTTCCCGCTTATCGTCTGAGTGATTTCGACCTCAACCGTGCAATGAACGAAGGCGACAACAGGCTGGCCTGCGGGGAATGTGTGCGTCACTTTGGTATTGAACCCCGATGTTCCCTGAAGTGCCGCTGTCTTTCGCGCCTGAAGAGCGATTGGCGAGCTGTTCGCGGTCACCCATACTTCCCCGCTCGTGGTCGTCAGTAAAACGCCATACTCCGCCATTTATGCCCTCTCGATCTGGAAAATGAGATAAGCCGCTGCCGCAGGCTCAGTCCCTGCTGAGTAGTCGGTATCGCCTACAGCTGACACTGTTGCGGTTCCCCCCGAAATGGTGATCTTCCTCCGACTCGTTCCAAACTGATCGCCGTTCATGCTCTGAAAATAGGTCAGCCTGCAACCCGGTGGAAGCGCTACGGTGTAAGAGCCTGTTTTCTGGTTCTGGGCCAGCTGGAGATAGCCACAAACGCTGACAGGCTTAACGCCATAGTTATTTACATTGCCTGAGGCGTCCCATGTCTGAACACCATATTCCGCCATCCAGTCCTCCTGAAAAAAAAGAGGCCCCGTAAGAGGCCTCCCGTTACCATGTTCCCGTGATTCTCCCGATCTGCACCCTCAACACATTGTTGGCATCCTTGACACTGATCGTTTGATTAGTCTGCTTCATGGCTCCCTCACCAGCTGTCGAACCGTAGTTCTCAAACGTACCTCCCTTATCGGGTATGCCTGATACTGATTCCCCTTCCAGATCACATTTCCGTAATATCCATTGGTGCCGGAATGGAACCGGATAAGGTCTCCGCCAAAGGGTTGCAGGTCGGCTTCGAACAGGTCGATAAACGCGCCTACTCCGGCGTCGACGCTATCAATAATCATACTGGCTGGTATGTCGCGCACGGCAAACTCCCATAAAAAAAGCCACCAAGTGGTGGCTACTGTTTGAATATCAGGATGTTGCTTACTGATAACCCTGGTTAACGTGTAAGCTCAGCCCGTCAGTGGTGGGACACTGACGTAACCATCGAAGGGGGATGGCTGATTACCTCTGATAAAGGAAAAATAATGTCAGAATTGAAATTAAACGCTATTGACTTTATTTCTTTTGCGGTCGCTGGAAATACATTTAAATTAAAAGCTAATTTGATTGGCCCTAATGACCAATTTCATTCGGTAAACCTAGATATAGCGCCAGATGAGATAAAGAATAAAACCATCGGTGAGATTGAAAAACTTGCTATTCAAGCCTTGCGTTCAGCTTGAATTACGGCAATTTGATCTAATTTCGCAGTGATTTGATTATAAGCACAGGTGTGAGCGCTAATAAATTCTTCCATCTGTGCTTTCATTGAATCAACCATAGCCTCTAACTCTTCAACACGTTGTTCTAAAGTCATAACTGTCCCCCGCCTTTCGGCTTATCGTGGTACTTGTTCAAAAGTGGCCGTCAGTTCAAACAGCGGCCCGGTCTTTGTCATATTCCAGGATCGGCAGACAAACAGCTTCCTCACTCCCGTATCGGATGACGTCCAGTAGAACGCCTCAACCGCCCCTCTGGCTTTCAGGAACGCCTCAGCATCCTTAGCAGAATTACTCCGGCAGGCGCCGCCTACTCCACGAAAGGTCAGGGAGTATTTATCCATTAGTGGGTTGATACCCTTCACCTGTCGCTGCTCGTAGCCATCACCGAGCTTAACGACGGCTACATTTGGGGTACGTTCAACCTGGTAAGCTCGCTGCGGTGTCCATGTGAATGTTTCTGGCACTATGACCTCCGTAATAACCCGTTAGGGCGCTGCTGATCACGAATGGTGCTGAGGCTAACCTGCTTCATCATCTGCGACATTTTAGCCATTGTGGCATCGTCAATGCCGCCGGTAGTGTTGATGGTGAAATGGACAGTTTGATTAACAACTCCGCCACTACCCCCAACCTTATTTGCCGGAATAATCTTCCCTGACTGATTCGGGATGAATGCCTGCTGCCCACCTGCGGTCTGGAAGATTTCAGAGCGTCCATCTTCGTTGATGCGGTAGGCGTTGCCGGCTGATACCGTGCCGCCGTAACGGCGACCTCCGGCAAGAGCCAAACCCTTAGCTGCGACCATGGACTCTGCAAAAGCAGCCTGACCTATCGCTGCGGCGCTACCGTACGTTGCGATTGAGGCACTCATTGCTGCCGGTGCCCACGCTGAAGCTGCTGCTGTAGCCTGAGCCATAGTCGAAGCAAGCGAGGTTGCTGCTGCGGCCTGCCCCATCAACTGGCTTTTAACCCATTCGACACCCATCTGAACGAAGCCGCCAACAACGCTGTTCAGGATGGTAGTGCCGATGTTTGCCAGTGACTCCTGAAGGCTCTGAGTGCCGTTAATCAGCCCGGTTATGGCATTGGTAGCCCCACCTTGAAGGGAGTCTACAGCGTCAGCCATAAGCTGGTTAGTGGTGCTCTGGTTGCGATAAATTTCCCATTGCGCAGCTATACGGGCCTGCTCGTATTGAGTATTGGCAGCATTCATCAGTTCGAGACCACGCTGAGTGATCTGGCCCTTTTGCGTTTCAAACTGCTGGATGAGAGCCAGTTCCTGCGCGTGCTGATTTGCTAATTGCTGAACCGGGTCGATTTCACCAATTGCGGATTGCTGCGGTGTTACTGCCTGCTGAGCCCGGATTTTTGCCAATCTAATCTGATGATCTGCTTCCAGACGTTCTGAGGCTTGATCATATTGCTTTTTACTTATGAGTTGAGCTTTGAACGCCGCTTTGATTGCTGTAACTGAATCGTCATAGGAGCGATTCTCTGCATCTTCTGGCAGCTCTTGAAGGGCGACAGCAAAACCCTTGGTCGCATCCGCCGCATCTAAAGCGGCTTGTTTATATTGCCTTGCTTTGTTTCTCTGCTCATCAGTAGCTTTAGAGCCAAGAGATTGTTCTGCTCGAAGAAGTTGCTGTTCCCTTGTCAGGGTTTGCGTCGAGTCTGCAACAAGTTCTGCCTCTTGCTTTAAATTTTCCAGCTTGCTAGCAATGGCTGCGGCTTGCGTGGCTGATGTTTTAGATTCTTCGTTGTTTTTCTTCAAAGCGGCACTATTGCGCTCAGTTAAAGCATATTGATCTTGCAATTGCTTAATGCGCGGGTCGTTGTTCTTCCAGCCAGCATCCTCGGCATCATACTGCGCCATTTGCCTGGCTCGTGCCTCTCCCTCAAGTTTTGATAGTGCTAGTCTTCTCTGTGCATTTTGCAGCAGCTTTTGGGTGGCTTTGTCATCGCCTGTCGTATCTGGCGCATTAAATGCCCCGCCATTTTTAGCATTGTTAGCGGCCTGCGCTCGCAGGTGTGATATTTCCGCCTCTACCTGCTTTAACTTGAATGCCGCACTAATTCTTCTTTCTTGAAAATTATCATCAGTCTCGTACCACCGCTGGCCGTCTTTGACTTCATCATTGAGATCTTGCTGTAATTTGATCAGCTTTGGCATTCTTGCAGCATTGCCAGCATTATTGTTATAGAAGTTCAGGTTATCTGCGACGCTTTGCATGAGCCCCGCCAATGTGGATGTAAGCCCTATGGCTTGGTTAAGGTCGCTTATTGCATTCTTAAATGCTACATCCAGGCTGTTCTTTGCCCTGTCGATACTGACAGGCATTTTACTAAATTCTTCATTAACATTTTGCGATTGCTTCTGAATTGCGTTAAGAGCGTCCTGGGCTGTTAATTTACCTTCGAGCATCATTTTGCGTAAGCCGCCAATTGATACTCCCAGACCTGCGGCAATCTGCCTGGCCAACTCTGGCATTTGCTCAATAATGGAATTGAATTCTTCAGCCCTAACGATTCCTCCTGAAATAGACTGCCCAAACTGTCTTAAAGCGTTAGCCATTTCTTCAGTTGAAGATCCACCGACAGTGCCAATTTTTTGTAATGTGTCAGTTAATGAGATAACTTGCTGATTTGTCGCTCCAGTCTCTTTTAATGCAGTGGTTAATGATTCCCAGAGTCTCTCTGTTTCTTCCAGGCTATTTCCAGATCCGGAAGCAATAGCGGATAGAGATGACATGGTTTCCCGAGCTTTATCCGCATCAGGTGAAAGCCTTGCTACCCGCGCTTGCAGCGTATTCATACTATCTGCAATTTCTATAATTCTTTGGGCGGCCTGAATGGTAAAAGCCCCGGCAATTGCAACTCCGACTTTATTAAGCCCTGTACTAAGCCTGTCGGCTGCTTTATCAGCTTTACTGAGATCGCTTTCCATCCGCCCTGTGACCCGATTAACATCTTTCCCTGCGGTCAAAAGCTCTGCGGTATCAGCTTTGATTGTGTACTCAATATCACCAACATTCTGTGCCATTTTTAATCTCCGGGCATAAAAAAACCCGCCGGAGCGGGTTTGGATTACTTGCAGGCCTCTCGACCTAGGTAGTAAGCAATGGAGTCGCTTACTATTGGCGACATACTGGGGTCGGCCTTAGAGTTCTTCATCTCTTCCAGGCTCTCACCAGAACCTAAGTATTTAACTTCGTTTGCTTCGCAATTATATATTCGCTGCGAAAATGTAACGCCAGATGACCCTTCTCTTTTTGTCGTGATAGTTCTGAGTGGGCCTTGAGAACCCTTGTCCAGCACTGTGTAAGTTGCTTTCGAGTCAGTTGGTACCTGTATCTGGTATGATGCGGACAAAACCGAAAAAGAAATCAACGAAAATCCTAAAAGAAGTGTCTTCTTCATATCCCTATCCCCTTTGGTAAAAGTGGAAACATCCTACACAGGAATAGCACAGGTGCAACGGCAAACGCTGATTTATTGATCTCAGTCGACCAGGAACAGGGAAATCAGTGGGAATGGCTGGAGGTAAAGAGAGCAAGATCCGCCTGGCGACTCATGCTTCATATGTTTTCAACTTATCAAGCTCTTCCTGAGGAATCTCGGAGAAGGTTTCCTCTACAAGCTTAATAATAGATGGAAGTAACGAATCAATCTGTTCGTGCGCGTTAGGACTAATAATTGCAAGAATTTGGTAATGTTCATCGTTATACAGATGCTTAGCATAGACCAAATAATTATCACACGTTCTCTTGCTTGGGGAGTACTCAGGAGGCCAAGGTTTGTCCCCTGGCAGCTTTAAGTGTATTTTCCTGATATTAGCGGCCATGGCCTCATAACTTCTTTCAAAGCCGCCATGAGAACCAAAGCACCAGTATGCCGTTCCGTTTGAAATGGTTTCTGCCAGCATCTGAGCATACCTATGCGCAGCCGCTTGCTGAAACAAGCCTTCAGTAATGCTGACTTTTACCATTTCACATCCATTTAGGAGAATCGGCACCCAGTATTATGTGAGATGTTTTAATCAGAGATATTGCTTCTTCGCGACTAATATCCAAAGAATCAACATCAACCGCAGAAGACCTTGCCTGCTTCACTTCGGTAATCATCTGCCCTGCAATGTTTTCTACAGCGGAAATGGCCTTCACGTATTTTCTCTTTAACGGCCTTAACATGCTCATGTGCCCACTCCACATAGTAGAGTTTTCTGCAACATTGAACATTTCAACAACGTGTCCGCGCGCATTTTTACATGCAATAACCAGGGCACTTAGAGATTCAACGAAGCCTTCAGGAAAGCCACTTGCATCGATAGAGCCAGATCGAATGCTAGCTAAATGTTGCATTCCTTCTTTTGCCGTTTCTTCGATCAGTTTTGAGCTAGCAACAATTGCTGTGCATCTGCGCAGAGATTCCTCAACATTAAGCCTCTCCGGCATTTCACAGGCATTAGATATCAAAGGCTTGAATGCACTATTCACGGCATCCTGAACCTTGTTCATCTGTTGCGTTATCGCAGCCAATGCAATCGCTTGACCGATAGCCATTCTAATCCCCTCTGTCGCTCTTAACGACATGAAAACTACAAACTAAAAATTAGCTAAATGCTAAAAGTTTGCAAAGTGTATTACCTTAGGGGTGATCCTTCAACTCTCTACTGATTGGACGTCACTGAGAACAGCCTTAGAAATCGCCAAAAAACACTCAAAATCACCATGTACCTGGATGCACCAAAATTTATCGTCCAATGTGGGGCTTCTGGCTTCGTTTTAAGGTGGGTCAATTTTTTTATTTTTTTGTGATCCGCATGGACGAACTCATAATGCTAACCATCCTAAGCGCATAAAACACGACCTAAGTTGATTAGTGCGGCCCATGCCTCTGCGCATCCATCGCCAGCATCTGTTCTGCCCAGTCCATAACCTCGTCGTATTTCTCCTGGGTTGGCACCTTGCCTTTATCCTTTTGCGGGAACTTGGCATTCATGGCAGCCCGGAAGCTGGTCATCGTCATGTTCCAGGCGTCCGACTCGCTCATGCCAAGGTGCGCCACGGCGGTATAAACGAATGTACGGGCATCGAATTTATCGCTGTACTCGCCTTTCTTGCTCTCGAACTCTTCGGGCGGCTGATCACCCATTACGCCATGCAAAATCAGGTGACGCGCCAGCTGGATGACGTCTTCAACTGGCAACGAGCCAGGCTTAAACAGGAGGCGTCCCGCCGTAGTCACTGAGTAAGAGCCGATGATTTCAGTAATGTCGCCTTCAGAGCAGTGTTTGACTACACTAGCTGCGGCCGCTGCCATATCCGCAAAGCAGCGTGCATTAGCCGCTTTCAGAATCTGGGGGTCTGCAATTCTGTGCTTTGGGTAATGGCCTGCATGAACTTTCACGAAAGCATCAACGATTTGCTCAGGCGTGCCGATTCGGGACATAGCCAGGAATGAAGGGTTGAGGAATATCTCTTTGCCGCTGGCGCGAATGACAGCCTGGCCGATATCGGTGATTGCTTTCATGGAAACTCTCAATAAGAGGGAGGCCAAGCCTCCCATGGATTTAGGCTGCGTTCACGGTTACAGTAGCTGGGCTGGAGGTTACCGAGCCGGCGGTTGAGGATGTAACCTGACAGGAGTAAGAACCCGCATCACCCGTAACGACGCTGGCCTTCGTGTAAGTAGCGTTCGTCGCACCTGAGATGTCAGTTCCGCCCTTCTTCCACTGATAGGTCAGCGCTGAACCATCAGAAACCGTTGCGGACACTGACAGATTCAGCGTATCGCCAACGGTCAGCGTACGATTCTGCGGTTGAGCGGTGATAGTAATGACCGCACCAACGTCGCGCACGTCCACACTACCAGCACTGGATGCCTCAATTGACCATGTGGCCACGTCATCATGAGGAGCTTCGTCTTCCCACGAAGTAACCATGAACGGGCCTTCGGTGATATCGTTTGGAGAGATGATCTTCAGCCAGACATACGGCTGGTTACTGGTCTCTGCGGGTGGGTTGTAGACGTGGCGTTTAAGCGCGTTCTGCGCATAAACATCCTCTTTTCGGGTAACGCCGTCACCTGAGAACGAAATGTTCTTGTAAGTAACGAGGTTTTCCTGCGTGAATGCGGCGCTCATATCGGCAGTTGCATCAGCGGTTTCCCATTCTGCGCCTGTCGTTTTACCTCGCATCATGCCAAGGCGTGTATAGTCACCGCTTGAGGGTTGGACTTCCGGGCAGGAAATCGCGTAATAAACAACGACGTCACGCCCTGTGAATGCACCCGCTTCACATCCGGCCATAATTAATTATCTCCGTGTTATCTGGAAATGATGGTTTGAAAGGAAATATCGAAGAGGTAACGACCTTCTTCGGTTTGGATGGCGGTGATGCCGCCGATTGGCTGCATCGAGATGATGCACTCAGTTTTGTAGTCGTCGATCATCGCCTTGCGGATGGCGTCGGCGCGGTCTTCAACCTGGTTAATATCGCTGTCGTTCTGACCTGACAGGAGGAGGATGCGGAAATAATCGCGCGTGATGGCTTCCTCAGGCTTGCCGCCACCGCCCTGCTGGATGACGAGGTATCTTTCCCCTTCAGTTCCTTCAAGCTCGTTCCAGAAGCGTTTCTGGACGCGATAGCCGACATCAAAACCGTGGGACTGTAACCACGCTCTCAGAGCGTCATACACCTCGCTACGCGTCATACTTTGTATCCTTGCCTGATGATGGCCTTTATCTCGTTGAGGCCGTCGCGCTCAAAGCCTTTGCGGAGAAAGTCCGGCTCGCCGTTAGGGTCCCAGTAATTACCGCTACCGTCAGGCCTTGGCTTGCCCTTGAGCTTGCCCTTTGCAGCATTAACAGCAGCTGCATAATTTGCCGTGTAACCCACTCTGCCTATCATTCCTGAGGGCATGGGTTCGAGCCGCTTGTACTGGCTGTTGATGAGGGTTGACGATTTAACAGGAGTGATTAGAGCAGCATGATTGGCGCCGGCATTCATGACCTGATACAGAACCTTCTCCGTGCGTATTCCGGCTATGTCACTCAGCACCCTGCTGGTATTCATCTGGACGCGCTTGATACCTTTAACGGGCATGATTACCTCACGTCAGGATTTTGTAGTCGGGCTCTTCACCGAAAAATGACATATCCCAGTCGGTTACAGCTTTGATGACATTAGCGCCAGCTTTTAGCGGATCTGATAGTGCCGTAGTGTCACCTCTGGCGATGTACCAGTCTCGCTGTGGCATGGTTGCGGTAACGCCATTACGCTTCAGCTCAGTAAAGAAAATCAGGTTCGTGGTGAACTCTTTACCACTGCCATCAACGGCAACTTCATTGTTCGCCGTCCAGGTGCAGTCAATCAGGTATGGGGTGCCGTTTGTCCAGGTGTTGTTCCAGTCGTCATAGACGCGAGGGTAGACAGTGGCGACATTGGTGTAAGACCAGTTATCCGTATAGTTCATTTCAACGGTGATGCAGTCGTCGCCTGCTTCTTTGCGGAAACGTTTATCCGTTGCGCTGCCGTCGCGCTCCGGGTTCCACGTCACCCAAATCTCCGAACCTTCCTCACGAACTGTCGGGCTCAACTTCTGCCAGGCTATTTCGCTGACTGATTCAGCCTCATCGACCCAGCACAGCAGGATGCGCGCTTTCGACTTGATGCTGTCGAGGTTATGCCGCAGACCGCAGAATACGTAGTTAACGCTCTTGTCGATGGTGCGGATGTACTTCTCGCCGATATCAAAGTTGGCGGCCAGCCAGGGAACAGACAGGATCGCCTGTTTCACCTCCTGCATGCTCGACTCTTCCAGCGAGTTCATGAACTCACGCGCGCAGAGTACTACGCCGCTTTCACCGTTCATCATCGACTGGTAAGCCTTTACGGCAGTCATCAGCGCAAATGTGCGCGTCTTGGCGCTGCCACGTCCACCGTGCGAGCATCGATAACGCTTATTCACCGCGGTGAACAGTGGCGCAAGCTTTGCGGGGATTGGCAACTGAACGGCGTTACTCATGATTTGGGCTCAACGGGGAGTAGCTGGATGACAGTCGGCTTCGGAGTCATAGTTCCGTCTGAAGATTTGTGGTCGATTTCCTGGCTGACTTTGTCGCCGTACTTTTTCGGGTTCATGCGGGTCAGGGCCCATTTTCGCGTGTCGATGCGAAGACGTGCTTTGGCTACTGCGGCAGCCTCTTCATTCACACCGTCAGCGATATCGAACATATCTTCGAAAATCGCATCAGCCCGCGTCTCAGTGGCTTTCGCGTATTGGTCGCGAAACTCTGCATGCTGAGCCAGCCAGCGGAACACTGTTGCCTTGTTAGGCATGCCCGGGCGATCGCAAACTTTGCGCAGACTTTCCCCTTCGGCAAGCAGTGAACAGATGTCGGCAGCCACCTCTAGTAGATAATCAGAAGGGCGCCCAGTTTTTTGTTTAGTCGCCATATTTGTTTTCTGTGTAATATGATTTCGATTAGTTAACTCAAGTTACAAACAATTTTGTCGTTTAAAATGAAAACAACTTATGAGGGTAATTTTATGAACACGAAGACCACACTATCTGAAAGAATATCGGATAGAATTGATAACCCAGGTCAGAGCCTTCCAGGCCTTGAATCATTAGGTAACCTGGTGAAAGAAGCTGAGTTGATGCCGAGTATGTCAGAACAAGGTAAGACAACAATTGTAGGCTCTACTCAGGATTCCATTTCCAACATTCACAAGATCACCATCGAAAACACTGCTGACATGACAGCAAAGAGTGTCGATGCACTATCCAGCATTGCAAAGACTCACGAATCAAAAGCTTCAGAATCCATTCAGGCTATCGAGAGAATTACTCTCGCCGGTCAGCAATCATTGCTTCAGGAATCAAAGGGATCCAAAAAGGGAGTACTTGGCGCTGCATTGTTCGCATTAGGCGCTCTTGGAGGAGCACTAACAGCTTACCATAGGCTAAAAAAATAGCTCCGCACGATTAGTCTGCCTTCGCTTCATCAGGCCGGTGAAGGTTTCTTTCGATGTGGTGGTGATAGTGATTCTGTAGGTGTCAGTCATGAACGCCTCTTTATCCTCTCAAGGGGATAGCAGGTGGCTTATCCGCTGTAGGGGATATCCATTATCGAAGCCCCTCAATGAAGGGCTTCTGTAATGCCGCGATCAGCCAATAAGTAATTCAGGCTGCGTTACCTGCATGATGTGCTCATGTTCGAGTTCCAGAACTCGCTTCTCTTTCTTCCGCTCGTTCATTAACCGGCTGCCGATCGTGCCTTTAAGCTTTGAGCGAGTTTCTTTGATGGCGTAGCGGTGCTGCATTTCTTCGCCCATTGCCATGCGTCGGCTTAGCTGCTCAGCCATCCAGTTGAAGGCATTGATGTAACACTCCTTTACTGCGGCCGCTGTTTTGCCAGTGAATCCCATCACGAGCATCATGCATCCGTCACGGGTGATGTTATACATAGGCTGAACATCGCCATTTTTATCAATGAAATCAATGGGCGCAAAATTGCGCTGGGTGAAGTCATCGGAGCATTTCAGGTTACGTATGGCACGCAAAACGTCTTTGTGTCGCTTGCCAAAGTAATCCGCCACCTTGAGTGATGTGGTGATTATCTTGTTGTCGAGGGTTGTGACCATTTCACGAAAATCGAAAGCCGGAATAACTGACGGATTATTCATAGCGTTTACCTTTCTTTGAGATGAACCTTTGCTGCATAGGAAATCAGCCCGTCGAGGCTCGCCAGCACTAACTGACTTCCTCAAAGGCTCATTTCAAAGGGTTTGGTTCGACGTGGTTTGAATGCGCTGCGGTGCGCGATGAAATGCGGATACAAAAAAGCCCCGCTAATACGAGGCTCTGTAATTCTGCTACGGTTAAAGTCCAGAGGAGAGACTGTGTCAGAACCTCAGGGATGAGGCTCTATTTCCCCTGGGTCTGCTTATCCCATTCCTCGCGGAACTTGGAAGGGTTGTCGAAACCTTCACTGCACTGGTTGGTTTTCATCATTTCGCCCTTTCTCAATTTTGCGAATTGCTGCCCGGTCGATGTTGCACTGCCCGGCGATGCCGTAAAGCGTCGCGTTCATCGAAACACTGTCACCGTATGAGGGATTGTCTGGCAGATCTGGAACATCAATGCGAGATGTCAGATCCGCCGGAAGGTTCAGGACCGGCTGCTTTATCACCCTGTATTCCACGGGCAGCTTCTGCTGCTGCGCGCAACCGCTCAACAGCGGCATTAGGAACAGGAGCAGCAGCGCACTTATCTGCCGCCAGGTAGCGCTTAATCTCGCTCTGGAGCATTCGGTTCTGCTTGGCCGACTCAGTCCGTTGTTCTGCGACTTCAGACATGACCACGTTTTGCCTGTTAACGGCGCCAGCAAGTTCTTTAACGCTCCCCGCCAGATCGTCATTTTTAGCCCTCAGGTCGTTGATCTGCACATCCTTGCTGTCGTTAAGCTGTGTCAGCCTGTCGTTCGTTGCCGTCAACTGTTGGTTGCGGGCATTAAGCCCCCACAGGCAAATGGCGACAAGGATGATGAACGCGCAAGGAATGAGAATGTGCGCATTATTTTTGAAAATGCGGAATAAACTGATTAACCCGAACATAAAACCCCCTTAGCTTTAGTCAAGCGGGCTTTCCTGTCCTCCAGTCCGTTGGTACCACCGTTGATGATTCTGGTGATGCGGCTAACATCATCTGAGTCAGCGATAGCGTTAAGTCCGTGATTGCTCCACCAGGCAGCTGCGGATTCAGCAGCATATTGAGGCTGAGTAAGTAGTTCCGGGCTCTTCACGATATCAACGCCAAGCTGATTCACCAGCGCGGCGTAATTCGCTTTCCCCGTCACCTGAATCAGGCCGCGCCCGCGGTAACGATATCCATCACCACTGTTGCGATCGCCGTTCCCGTTCCGGTTGGCGTAGATGATGCTGCCAATCATTTTCTGGTCGGCCGGGTGAGCATTCTGGCCCGAGTCAACGCGGCCATATTTAAAGGCGTCCGCCTGGCTGATGCGATTGCCGAACATCGCCAGCAACGCGCCGTATCGGTAATTCAGGCTCTCTTCCACATGAACGAAGCCAGATGATTCATGCCCCACCTGTGCGAGGAAGTGCGCCTGCCTTAACGGTGTGCTTATGTCGTACTTCTGCATTGCTGCCAGCACGACAGGAAACCACTTCCCGGCCAGTGCCGCACTGGTGCCCGTTGCTTGCTTGAATTTACTGAGGGTCAGCATTTGCTTTGTCTCCCGGTTCATTCAGGCCAAGGCGACGGCGCGCATAGGCGAAGAGCGAATCCACCCCCACATACCCGACGCCAGCCGAGATCGGCCAGCAAAGCTCAGGGGGGAAATTCCAGTTGAAGATTGCCCATATAGCCGTAAGTGTCGGCTGAGCGAAGAAGCAAAGGATCCCGCACATCGTTGCGCCGGCGATCCGGTCTTTCCACATTGATTTCGCGCCGCGCGAGGTAGCGAGTATCGACATGACAAAAGCCAGTACCGAATAGCCAGCTTCGTTTTTGTGGTTTACAAGCCACGCAAGCATCACCGCCCAGGTATCTGGTCTGTCTTGCATAGTGGTTTTCTTCATGTTCGCACCTGCTTGGTGCTGGTTGATTAGGTCAGGCCCTCGGGACGATTTAACGAGTAGGCGTGTCGATGATGTTTCCCGGGGCCTGGAATAAAAAACCCGGCGACAGGCCGGAAAGACGAGGGGCTGGTTAAGAGATCAGAAACAAAAAAAGGCCGCCGTCGGCGACCTTTGAGGTATCTAGCGTGCTGGATACTTTCAGCTTCGCCTTCAATTCAGCGTTGATTTCTTTCAAGCGATCAACATCGTTTTTCAACTTTTCAATGTCTTGCCCGTTTTTATCAAGGTCGCGCTGAAGACCTTTTATAACTTCTGTTTGGGCCGCTTGTACTTCTCGTGTCGTCTGGAGAGACTTATCAATATCATCAACTTGATTAATCAAGCGTGAACCGAAAAAGCCTACAACCAACATGGTTACCCCAACTAGAAAGTTGAGAACCCAGACTTTTGTTCCGGAAGCAGTATTTGGAGTTTCGTCGATAAAGTGTACCTTATGCCAGTTAGAGTTATCCAACGTCTGCGCAGATCGTTAGAGTCGGCAACATTGTAACTGGATAAGGAAGAAAAAACCTTGGGATTTTAAGAGTTAACTGATTGATCGGCTATTTAACGAGCGAACACATCCATACACCCCAAACGGGTAATACGACAAAGGCCATGAGATAAGTAACTTTTGCTTGAATGTTATGCATTTCGCTTCCTTAGCAGTCCGAGAAGTACTGTCTGCTCTTCCAACCTAACGAATGTTGATCCGAATGACAAGTCTTTCGCGCTAATTTCAATTTGATATCTGTTCGTAAACATGATGGCGCGAAATTTTACGCACGAAGTAATTCAACATCAACAGGAAAGTTACTTTTTTATTAAACAGCATGAAAACTGAAAGCCCCGCACGGTGGCGAGGCTTTTAATTCTTTGTCGACCTATGAAGCTATGGCGACGATATCAGATTTACATGAAATGTATGCTATTTAATTGACTTTTGCAATACCCTGCCGCGAAAAAGTCGCCTTTTGTTGTGATCGTGTTCTCACAGTGCAGTGGAGGGACTCTCCATCAAGCCGCTTAAAGATGGTGCACATGGCACGCCAGTAATCGGCGTAGTTATGACACCAGTTATCAGGTTTAACGCCGCACAGAGCCGCCAGGTCCTGGTGCTGATACACATCCTTGCCCGCCAGCTCCGCTTTGACGTCCTGCGCCGCCAGCCAAATTAGCTTCTTCAGGCGCTCCATTGTTTTGCCGGCAACCTTCTTCGCGCCGAGCTGTTCCCGGAACACTGCCCAGGCCCATTGGGTAATCGCCACCTGGTATTCGAAACGGATATTCTCGCTGTAGTTCCACAGCAGCCAAGCTTTCTGGTGATCCTCCAGCGACAGAACAGCGCGGCGCCATGATGCTGTCACGAACTCCACCGGCCCAACCAGCGCGATTGACGATCCCTTTGCGCGGGACTGGCTACCGCTCATCGCCGGGCCGTCCGGGTTAACTTTCCGGCCGGTGACCGGGTCGGTGATTTTCTTCCGTCCCCGGCTGCGCGCCGTCGCGGTGAATTGCGCGTTCTCGGCGAAAGCTACCAGTTGCCCTTTCGTCGCCCCGCTGAGGTCTGCGGTCGCCACAATGAGCTGCTGACGTACGTATTCCAGTTGCTGACTGTTCATGCGGCTTCCTTATGTGGCTGATTGGTTTTGGTCTGGCTGTGCTTTGCTACTGGCGGCATGCTGGCGCGCTTAACGCTTTCTGCCTGGTACCGGAGAAGTTCTGGAAAATTCATAAGCCCTCCCGGTCTGGGTGAAGACTTTTCAGCATTTGGTATTTTCTTTGAAAACGAATGCCTTTGCTGATTGCTGAGAACTGAATGCGACATTTTTTGTAATTGATATGGCTGACAATCCCCATCGCGATCAGCGGAATGAGATAAAAGGCCAGCAGAAATAAAGACTCAAGTTTCATGCGGACTCCAGTTCAGTGATGGTCAGCTCGAGCCTGCCGCCTTTGACGATTGGCATCCTCTTCACGCTGTAGTAGTCGACCTGCTGGTCATCGAGCCAGAACCCGGATTTCGTCAGGGCGTCGAACGCGGCCTTTTGCAGATTGTCCAGGTCGCGGCGGCGGCGATCCGGCATATGGCACTCAATGCGGATTTTCACAGGTGTAGCCAGGCCGATATCCAGCATTGAGTCTTTGATGATTCTGGCGACACTGTCGCGGTACGCCTGTCCTTCTGTACTGATGTGCGTGCGCCCGCGGTTATGTCGGTAGTAGCGGTTGTTGCTCGGCGGCCACGGGAGACTGATGCGGTATTCATTCATGCTTTTACGAGCCCCTCTTTAAGCCAGATGACCTGCGTGCGAGCCATGCCTTCCAGCGCGCACTCCTTTGCATATTCCGCATCGACCAGACGGGTGCGGCGATCAATCTCGTCGTGGCAACTGCTGCATGCGATGGTGGCGATCAGGTCAGGCGGCTTGATTCCGGTTCCGCACAGCCCCGCCAGGCGGATATGAGCCAGTACAGATGTCTCAGGATTTCCGTTGCATACGCCCGGGATGCGTACCTGGCATTCGCGACCGCGTGCCGCTTTGCATAAATTAGCCATGCGTTCTCCTCGCCGCGAGACGCAGCCATTTCTGATCCACCAGGCGGGCGGTGTAGTCTTTCATAGTCGGGATGTCGGACGGCTTAACCGCGGGCTTAGGCTGGCGGCGCGCCGGAACGCGGAAGATTTCGTTTGTGATGCCGCGAGAAAGTGGAGTAGACATCATGCCTCCTGCTTATCGCGCAGCTGCTGGTACTCGCTGCTCTGCGGAATGGTCAGGTGGCAGCCGATGTTCATCGCCCAGGCTTCGACTTTGCACAGGAAGATGTACATCTCGCCGGTTTCCAGATCAGCGGTATGGCGGAGGGATTGAACCGTGGTTACCTCTCCGGACACGACGTCTACCCGGTCTTTGCTTTCGTAGCCGAGATAGGTGTGCTTCATCGCGTCTTTGACCCACTCAGGCGTAGCGAAGGTCTTGCCACGGGCGATGAGGTACTCGCTAATTTCCGTGTACCACATGTGGCTGAGCGCGTTCTGCGACAGACTGCGTTTCTCGCGCCACGGTTTGACTTGCAGGCGGAAGCATTGCCCGGCATCCAACAATGGCTGAATCTGCTGGCCGATGGCCGCGAAGTTGCCGCGATGGAGTTTGATGCCGTCTACTGGCAGAGTCATACGGCCTCCTTGACGGAAACCGCAGAATGCAGAAAATCGCAGGTGCATTTTTGCATCTGTGACAAGGTGAGGAGTTCAGATTGTGGTCGCATTTAAGTCCCCTTAAATGCGCAGAAGTCACCGGAGTTGTTCAGGCTCCGATGACTCAATTATGGCGGGTTGATTGTAGAAAATCAATAATGTCATAATGGTTTTAATAATCTATGCCACCATTGTAAATCCATTGATTTTACTTACTTTTATTCCGAGGTCTTTATGAAAGAAGAATTGGAAATCATTGATAAAATAGCCAACTCGAAGGTTGTAGAGAGGGCATATGACGATGCTTTATCTTCACCTATGATAGAAGTTAGCAAAATAGGTGTTGACTTCATGAAGACTGCTCGTTTAGTTCTGGCACCATTGCAAATTGCAGCGACCTTCCAAGATAGATTCGAAAACTTTTTAAAAAAATTAAACAAACGAGTTCCTGAAGACCAGCAAGTCCAGCCACCTGCAGAGTTGACATCAGTTTGTTTAGAAAGAATGAAGTTTATCGATTCGCAAAATCCATTGTGGGAAATGTTCGAGGAGCTTCTCATCAATGCAGTTGATAAAAATAATAACTCTAAGGTTCATCCCTCATTTGGTCAGATAATTGGTCAATTATCGCCTGATGAAGCAATCATAATTTATGAGTTAAGCAAACGGGATCTTGAGTTCGAAGACACACTAGACCTTAATCATCTACAAAAATTCGAAAATCACCGTTATTTGAAGTACTCAGTTCCAGACGAAAAACTGGCAAATCCAGAAGCATTCCAAATCTACTATGCACACATGGAATCACTTTCCCTAGTTACCTGGCCTGTTGTAAACGAAACGCCTATCTATACTGACAATCGCCAAACTGGGACAAAGCGAGAAAGTAAGATCATGCTGACTGATTTCGGAAAGCTATTTGTTACAGCATGCATACCTGAATCAGGGTTTTCTAATTTAGGTGATTAATGCTGAGTGGGGCAGTTTAAGATAAGCACTCCTGCCCCTATCTCATCATGAACTTAAGCTTTCAAAATATTACCCGTGCCGGCGACGAATTTAATACCAGCCGCTTTCAGGGCCGCTAATACATCATCGCATGAATACCAATCGCCGTCGGGCGATGGTGTGGGGCATATTTCAATGTCGTAGCGCTCAGGCAATTTCACTTCCCGCGACTCCAATTCTGCTAAGCGCTTCTCTGCTTCGTCAGCCTTCACAACGGGAACATGGCCGTAACCGGGGCCCGTGCTACCGAATGCCGCCGGATGGATATAATATTTTTTCACGCTCACTCTCCCTTAGCGGCGCCAGCAACACGGGCGTAAACAATCACGCCGTCTCCAGGACGTTTACGCGGAAGGTATATTTCGGGGCGAGGCCACAGAGCTATAAACCGCGATTCTCTGCCTTCAAGGCGTTGAAATGCCTTCTGACTCATCACTCCCACCGTGCGAAGCGATTTCTCCCGCGCCTCCAGCTCAGCAATCCTCTGGTCCTTGGCTTCCAGCTCATCCAGCAGCGCTAGCACGGTGGCGGGGTTAGCTGCGGCGATGAAGCGCTTATTGGATCGATTATCTGGTCCTGAGCATGATGCAATGTAGTAATTGGCGTTCAGACCGGCATCAGCAATTACCCTATGGTAGTCATCAATACACCACTCTCCCGGCGTTGCGTTTTCTGCTGCCGTACGCAGCGCCTGTTTGTCGATGTTGCTCATTGGGCGGCTCCTTCAAATTGGTAAGAAATTTTAATTCCCAGCTTTTTAGCCATGGCATGCTCAGCGACAGCACCTTCCGACTCTTGCCACCCATGCAACATGTGAATGGCGTCTGCGCAGCGAAGCATCGCCAGGCAGATGTCCATATACTCACGCTGAGATAAACCATCCGGGAGCGCGGCCGGATTTAATACCACATGACCACCTGATAACATCTGCTGTGCTACTGCGTTAAACATCGGACGGTTGTAGTTTTCGTAACCCGTCATTGGTCCTGCGATGTAAATTTTCATACCCCTGCCCTCCCCCAAACCATCAATACTCGCTTCATTGCCGCGCTATCGCGGCACTCCTGGCAGATCACGTTTGTCTCTGTGCGCTGCACCAGCTTCGAATTACCCTTCGGCATGGCCGGTATGGTTTCCGGTGCGTATTTCATGCCGTAATCGGTCAGCCGATAAAGCCGCTGTCCGTGCTTGCCCTCACAGGTAATCAGACCGTCTGCCAGAAGCGAGCTGACCGTGCCTGACATCTTTTTGGTGGTCATGCCGATCATCTTGGCAATACGAGCACTGTTCAGGCCCGGGTTATTACGCAGGGCTGCAAGAATCTGCCCACGGATTGTTATGGTCATCTCACACCATCCCGTTCGACTTGTTGCGATTGTACCTGGCCTGAAGCAGCTGGATCGGCGTCGGCCCGTGCTCGGCAGCCGGGGCTGCAATCGCCCGGCGTACCGGCGGCACTGGCTTACCCTCGGTGACGCGTTTCTCCCACATGTCCAGCAGATCACCTGCCTCGCGCGACAGCTCACCATGCGTTAACTGGCGCTCAGTGCTGCGGTGGCGCAGTTCTACGCAGATGTGGTACATGACCGGCTGAGACCAGGGGAATTGCTCGCTAGAGGTGAATTCGAACGAACGGTTTCGCCAGTCCCAGTATTCGGCGATCACCTGGTCAACGGTGATACCCAGCGCCCCGCCACTCTGTTTGCACCAGGCGACGAACTGGCCCGGCGACGGCAGGAATGGACGCTCCTGGCGGCGGGCAATGCGCATACCAGCATCGACCTGGGCCATGGAGTGGATCCCGTTCTCCTGAAACGCCAGCAGCCACTGACGGCGGAATTCGTTCAGGTCGTCCTGGGTGCGGAAGTTCGCCATGCTGGCCGGGAACGCGGCGCGCAGCTCGTTGAACAGCTTGTTGAATACCTGAGCCACCTGCTCTATCCCAACGCCAACTGCATTGGTTGCGTGAAAGCCACGTCTCCGACTTACTGGAATCACGTCAGAAAAGTTCACCCTGAAATTTTCCAGCAGCGCGCTGAACAGTCTCGTCGCATTGGAACTAAGCTTGTTCGCCACAAAGGGGTTCGAATGTTCCTTGATGAGCTTCCGCCAGATGCTGTGGGTAGACCAATGAAAGATATGGATTTTGAGTGTGGGATTTTCTGCAAGCCACGCGATGAGGAGGCTGCATGACAGAGAAATACTCCCTTATCTATGCTGATCCACCCTGGTCTTACGGCAACACCATCAGCAACGGCGCTGCTGCCGACCACTACTCCACTATGAAGTTAATCGACATCAAGCGTCTGCCAGTGTGGGAGCTTGCTGCCGAAAACTCGGTGCTGGCGATGTGGTACACCGGCACGCATAACCAGGAGGCTATCGAACTGGCTGAGGCCTGGGGTTTTACCGTTCGCACGATGAAGGGCTTTACCTGGGTGAAGCTGAATCAGAATGCCGAGTTGCGCATCAACAAGGCGCTGGCCGAGGGTGAAGTCACCGACTTTTACGACTTCCTCGATCTGCTTAACGCCGAGACGCGCATGAACGGCGGCAATCACACCCGGGCCAATACAGAAGACCTGTTGATTGCCACCCGCGGCGCCGGTCTGGAACGAAAACACGCAGGGATTAAGCAGGTGGTATACAGCCCGCTCGGCGCGCACAGCGAAAAGCCCTGGGAAGTACGCCACCGGCTGGAGCTGCTTTACGGCGATGTGCCTCGCATAGAGTTGTTTAGCCGCAGCGCGGCGCCAGGCTGGCATCACTGGGGAAATCAGTGCGCCACCGCCGCGGTGGAACTGCTGCCCGGCTGCGCCATCGATGTTGTTAAGACGGAGGCCGCATGACGCCAGCAGCTTATTACAACGAAATCGACCCGTTCGCTGCCCAGTGGCTTCGGAACTTAATTGCAGGCGGACATATCGCCCCAGGCGAAGTTGATGAAAGGAGTATTGAAGATGTCACACCTGACGACCTGCGAGGCTTCACGCAATGCCACTTCTTCGCCGGAATTGGCGTCTGGTCTCATTCCCTGCGCCTCTCCGGATGGCCTGACGATAAACCAGTCTGGACCGGCTCCTGTCCGTGCCAGCCTTTCAGCGCGGCAGGCAAAGGAGATGGGTTTGCTGACGAGCGGCACCTTTGGCCTCACTTCTTCCACCTCATCAGCGAGCGCAGACCTCAGCATGTCTTTGGCGAACAGGTTGCAAGCGGTAACGCAAACGCATGGTTCGACCTTGTACAAGCTGACCTGGAAGGAATGGGATACGCCTTCGGGCTTGTGCCGTTTACGTCAGCGGGCATCGGTGCTCCGCACATCAGAGAACGAGCTTATTGGGTGGCCGAGTCCATTAGCGAGCAACGTAAAAAACTGTTACCAGGACTGGAAAAAGGTAATAGCGAGGAAGGAGGCGGGACGACAGCCAAACCTTCAGGATTTTGCGGTGCTGGCTGCATGGCCCACGCCAGTAGCGAACGCCAATCCTCAACCAGAGACGAAACGAGGCTTGCAACACGTTGCAGGAGCTGCGCGGCTGACGGGCTGGCCAACTCCACAGGTAAACTACATCACCAATGCAACGACGGTGCAAATGAGCGCAGACGGCAGGGGTACCCCGAACAAAATCGGATGGGCAGCGAGCCTGTGCGGGCCCTTGAGGTTAACGGTTTTTGGCGAGATGCGGACTGGCTCTTATGTCGAGATGGCAAATGGCGTCCAGTTGAACCCGGCACATTCCCGCTGGTTGATGGGGCTGCCGCGCGCCTGGGACGAGTCGAGCCCGGGGTGGCAAGAGTGGCAAGCAGCAACCGCGTCGGCCGACTCAAAGGCTATGGGAACGCCATAAACGCACAGGCTGCGGCTGAATTCGTCCGGGCTTATATGGAGGGTTTATGACGCCAGCAAATGAAAACGCCATCCGGGCCGCCTGCCGCCGCTGCACCGAAGAAATCCAGCAGGCCATGCGTAAGAAGCCAAAGCCTAACTGGAACGAAACGGTGCCTCCCATCATCAACAAGCATCACAAGAAAATTGAAGCTCTGGGGGTTAGCCTCTTGGAGTTCGTCGTATACACAGGGCGGCTTAATCGCCGCTTCGGAGTTGAATCGTGAAGGTTGAAAAAAGCGATGTTCTGGCGTTTACCATTTCAGATGTTGAACGCCTCGACCCTGTCAGGGTGATGATTGAAAACTATGAGCCCGGTAAGGGTCGCATCACCATCACCTGCTTCGGTAAGGCGTGGACCGGGGCTTGGCTTGCTATGGGCGGTGACACTGTTCAGGACTTCATTAAGCGCGTCAGCAATGAGTACCTTATCGGCTATTTCGATCCGCAGTTGCAAAGCACAATAGATGATGACAATGATGCCAACCTCGCTTTCGTTAAGGGTGAGATTATCCGGCTGCGTCGTGAGCAGGAAATTGACGGCAATGAAGCCCGCTCAATGTGGGATGAGGCTGAGGATGCTGAAGATGTGAAGGCGAGCTGCTGCAACTATCTCGTCGGCGACAAGTTGCTTAACCTGCTGGGTGATGACCCATGGTACGCAAAATGGCCGTCTGTGCCGAACCATCATTATCAGTACCTCGAACGCATCATTGATGCAGTGCGCGGTGGGCTCGCAGAACTGGAGCGTGCTGCATGAACAGAGCCTCTCCAGTTGATTTGAGAAAAAGCCTCGAAATAGCCAACCATCTGGCGCACATCGGGATTCGCTTTGTGCCGATCCCAGTGGTGACCGAAGAAGAATTCCAGACGCTGGCCGCCGAGTTATCGCGACGGCTTGAGCAGATGGCGGTCGAAGCCGAGAAGAATGAAGGCGGTGCAGCATGAAGGCACTAATCACCAGGTCGCTATCGCGGCCTTTTTTATTGCTGGCGTTCACCTTCAGCCGAATTAACCGACAGTTCCGGGAGCATTGACCATGGCAGACATCATCGATACCGCAGCAGAGATTGAAGAGCTTCAGCGTAACGCTGCCCTTTCCGCTCACCGAGTGAACCGTAACGACGTATCAGCTGAGCGTTGTGAAGAATGCGACGAACCGATTCCCGAGCCGCGGCGCGCTGCCGTTCCCGGCTGCCAGACGTGTGCGGATTGCCAGAGTGTTATCGATTGAGGAGCAAGCAGAGGGGGTTCTAACTCATCCTTGCTCCCTTACTAAACAGCGGTATTTACGTCCTTCACGGTGTCAGCCTAATATTTGTTAGTCTGTATTCAGGAGATCATAAGATGAAAGATATTATGCTTTTTGGTGCTGGACATGAAGGCACAAAGAAACAGGTTGAACCCGGGAAAGAATCCTACTACTTCAACAGCAAACCAGTACCATCGCCCACAGGCACTAATATAGTTAGTCATAGTGCAGAGCAGGTTTCATTCCGGGTTAGCACTGTTTATCCAGAAAAAGGAGGTTTTTTGATTGGAGTGCATGGTGAAGAACCTTCAGATAAAACGATAGTAGATGCGATATTTAAGTACAACCCTACCCCGCTAAACTGAAAACAGTGTACTGAAACGAACCTCGCCCTGGCGGGGTTTTTTATTGGATAAAACTCGCTGCGCCCGGCGTGCGGCATGAGGAGAGATTATGGGGAAGACATCTATTCGTCTTGAGGAGTTTAAGAGAGATGCTAACGGTCTAGAGGACTACAGCAAATATACCGTTATCAGTCACTCCTCAGAGGAACATTCAACAATCGTCGATTGGCCCGTCGAACTCGAGTATCGCCCGATGACGCATCTCAACCAGGTTTCAATGAGTATCCACTCTGACCTGCATGAAACAAAAGAAGAAGCCATGGAGCAATTAGGTCGCTGGCTAATTCGCCTCGGTGAGGCTTTGCAAGAACACAATTTCAAATGACGCAACTGATAGCCAGTTATGAGCTGGCTATTGGGTGCGAAAGCACTGCCTCGTGATCCCTTTTGCCCGGCCCCGCGCCGGGTTCTTTTTTGCCTGGAGGAAATGCATGGTTGAGGCAAAAACACTGACAGCCAGACAGGCGGCCGAGCTACTAATCACCTCACCGAGAACTGTCTACCGTCTTATCGACTCGGGGCAGCTGGCCGGGAAGAAGATCGGGAACAAATACCGCACAACCGACGTTGCCTGTATTGCGTATTTACATGACCCGCGCGATCCTGTTTCCGCGAGCGCGGGTGAACATAAAGGAGAAATTTTATGTCAATCACCCTCAGAGGCGGCGTCTGGCACTGTCATTTCGTTACGCCGTCAGGGAAAAGAATTAGACGATCTCTTGGTACGGGGGACAAGAAACAAGCGCAGGAGCTGCACGACAAGCTGAAGGCTGAGGCGTGGCGGGTTGATAAAATTGGGGAACTACCGACGAGGACGTTTGAGGAATGTTGCATCAGGTGGATCCGCGAGAAGGAGCATAAGCGGTCACTCGATGACGATAAGACCAAAATCGAATATTTCCTGCGGCATTTCTCCGGCCGGGATATTTCAACCATCACAGCTGATCAGGTTCATGAGGCTGTTTCGAAGATGGTAAACCGTAAGCATATTCAGGTCTGGGAGTCGCGCCGGGACGCGGCTATTCGCCGGGGGAAAGAACCGCCTCCTTATATTGAGAAGCCGGTAAGCCAGGCCACAAAGAGCCAGCACCTTTCGTTCATGCGATCTCTGTTCAAGGCTGCGGCTAATGACTGGGGCTGGATTAAAACGGCCCCGGTAATAAAAACGAAAAAGCCGATCAGCAAACGCATCCGATGGCTGACCAGGGACGAGGCAGAACGGTTAATTTCCTGCATGCCGGAGTCGATAAAGCCGGTGGTGATATTTGCATTGGCAACCGGCCTGCGCCGATCCAACATCATTGATCTGGAGTGGCAGCAGGTCGATATGCAGAGAAAGGTTGCATGGGTAAATCCGGAGAACGCGAAGGCGGGCAAGGCTATCGGCGTGGCTCTGAATGATACCGCATGCAGGGTGTTAAGGGATCAGATCGGGAAAAGTTCCAGGTGGGTATTCGTTCACACGAAGCCATCAACGCGCCCGGATAAAACCGTCACTCCGGCTGTCCGCAAAATGCGAGTAGATGACAATGTCGCCTGGCGCATTGGACTGGAAAGAGCGGGTATAGAGGACTTCCGTTTTCACGACCTCCGGCATACCTGGGCGAGCTGGTTAATTCAGTCCGGCGTTCCGTTGTCTGTTCTGCAAGAAATGGGCGGCTGGGAGTCCATCGAAATGGTACGTCGATACGCTCACCTGGCACCGAACCACTTAAGCGAACACGCACGGAAAATTGATGCCATTTTTGGCAACTATGACACAAATACGACACAAGGAGAAAATCAGGCTGGCTTGAAACTGGCGTAA